GATGGAGGCAAGGAGAGCATTCAGATCAAGGGCGGGCATAGAACCTCCGTGTCGATGAAAGGTATCTTAACACGACAGGCCAGGATGTACATACCCAAGGTTGTAACATCCTGGCGAGTTGTATCAGATGGCTGATTCGGACTGGGCCTTGAGGCTCTTGATGAACTCGTTCTTGAAGGGATGGCCTTCGAAGAAGTCAAAAGCGTGTTCAACTTCACGGAAGTCCACTAGCTCCTTGGTACCTGTGATGGAGGCGCGGTTCGTGCCTTCCGAGCTCTTCATCCCGAGGTGGGTCAAGGCCCTGAACAGGAGTCGGCCAGCTTCGTCCTGCGGAACGTGGTTGATGACGATGTCACCGTTCTCGTCGCACACTTGGACCACCGTGATCGTCTTGAAGCCACGTTGGGCCCAGGAGTTAACCCAGGCCTTGACTTGGCCTGGGTTGTAGTCATCGCACAGCACAGGCAGCATGTTCGCGGCCTGAGTGCGAGACATCATGCTAACGTTGATTTCGATGCGAGCAGGATGGAGCTTGATGGAGTTGAAGAGGAAGTTTGACATTTTGAGGTCCGGTTGTTGATTCAATAAAGGTATCTTAACACGCCTGGCCAGGATGTACATACCCAAGGGTGTAACATCCTGGCGAGTTGTATCAGTCCTCGGGCAGTTCAGGCATCTCCAACGCCTTGTTGATCAAGGCACGAGCAGCCAAGAGCTCGTCCAGCATCCCATCAAGCAGGATGGCAACGGCATTGGCATACTTCGCCTGGTCTTCCTCGTCCATTTCGTTGAACTGGCGGCAATCTTCCTGGTCGATGGAGGACATCGACATCTCATAGTCGTGCATCGAGCGAGTCAAATCAGCCAGGTTGTAAAGTTCAGAGGAGTCCATTTGAGGTCCAGTTGATTCGATAAAGGTATCTTATCACTCCTACAGACCTTGTACACCTCAAGGTTGTAACGACCTTTCAAGAGTGTAACCGATTCCCCGGCGTAAATACTCCATCTCGTCGCGCAAGGCGACTTCCCGAACAACATCGGAGGAACAATCTTGAAGCTCTCCATCTCAGAGATTCTCGCGCGCCTTGAGCAGCTCGAGGCCAGAACCGTCGAGCTTGAGCTCACGGTTGCCCTTCTTCGGCGGAAGCTGACCACGCAGGGAATCGCGGCATGAATCTCACGAAGCCATCCACTCCGTACAAGCGCACCTCGCCTGAGTGGCAGGAGTACGCGTACGCGCTTGCGAGCACGTTCAATCTGCATCGGAAGCACATCTCGGCGAAGCTTGGCATCTCGGTGTACACGCTGGACACGCACTCGGAGGTCCTGGCGCGCATTCAGGAGGGCTGGTGCGACTTCGCCGCCGCCGCGATGGGCGAGCTCGTGCGCTTCGCCTTCGATGACCCAGCGAACTATGATGATCCAGTCGAGCGCGCGCAGGTCCGGTCCGCGAAGCTTGATGCCACGAAGACGCTGAACAAGATTGTCGAGCACCGCGAGGAGATGCTGCAGACGAAGGAGGAGGGCGAGGCGAACCGCAAGGTTCTAAGAGACCTTACTCCTGAGGCGCTGCAGGCCGAGCTTCGGAAGCACCTGAAGTAAAAACGGTGGATTCGGCGTTCAGTCTCACGGAGCTTCTTGAGGAGATCACTCGGCGACAGACCGAGGGCGGCTGCTTCGAGCGCTTCTTTCACACCGATGAGGAGCGCAGTAAGTACGCGCTCTGGATGGATGCCTTCAAGGCCGGCGCAACTTATCGTCAGCGGCTCGCGCTGTGCGCGAATCAGGTCGGCAAGACAACGTTCGGGCTATTCGAGGTCACGTGCCATCTGACTGGTCTTTATCCAGACTGGTGGGAGGGGTATCGCTTCGACGGCGCGAATGAGTGGTGGGTCGGCGGCGTCAGTCAGAACGAGGTTCGTGACAACCTGCAGGGACGTCTGCTCGGCAAGGTCGGCGAGTTCGGCACGGGCTTCATTCCGAAGGATTGCATTGACTTCGCGTCCCTGAAGGACGCGAAGAAGGCTGACACACCGATTCCAACCGCTCGGATTCGGCACATCAGCGGTGGATTCTCGACCGTGACCTTCAAGTCCTACGAGCAGACTCGAGACGCGTGGCAGTCCAAGCCCGGCATCAGCCTGCTGCTCGACGAGGAGCCGCCGCTGGCAATCTACACCGAGGCGTTGATGCGGACGGTTGCCGGCAACGGTCGCACGATTCTGACATTCACTCCACTGAAGGGCGTGAGCGACACCGTCACGAACTATCTTGGCGACAAGGACATTCAACATCCGACCGGCGAGGTCGGTCCAGGTCGATACCTCATTCGCGCGAGCTGGGATGACGCGCCGCATCTTTCCGAGGAGGCGAAGGCTGTACTTCTTCACAGCATTCCGAAGTTCCAGCGCGACGCTCGAACTAAGGGCATTCCAACTCTTGGTGCTGGTGCCATCTATCCAGTTCCAGAGGATGTTGTCTTCATCGACCCATTCGAAATCCCACCATTCTGGAAGAAGTCCTATGGGCTTGACGTTGGGTGGAACAGAACCGCAGCCGTCTGGGGTGCCATTGATCCCGAGACGAACAACGCCTTCATCTACAGCGAGCACTATCTCGGCGAAGCAAGTCCATTGATTCACGCCGCGGCAATTCGCGCTCGAGGTGACTGGATGTCCGGCGCCGTGGATCCAGCGGCTCGCGGCAGAACGCAGGATGAGGGTCGGAAGCTGCTGGATTTGTACACGGAGCACGGCTTGAAGCTAACGCCGGCGAACAACGCCGTCGAGGGTCCGCTGTGGGAGATTGCAGAGGCCTTCGAGCAGGGACGTCTCAAAATCTTTCGAACGTGCACGAATCTGCTTGCCGAGTACCGAAAGTACTCACGAGACGAGAAGGGCAAGGTCATCAAGCGTGAAGATCACGCTCTTGACTCGCTCCGCTATTGGTGGAACTCCGGTCGAGCGCTCGCCTCAACGCCGCAGCGTCTAAATACGGTTCTGAACGGAACTCCGACCGTCGGACGCCGCTTCTAAAGAAGGAATCATCGATGGACATCATTCAGCAGGCGCTCGAGCGCTTCAAGTTCGCGCAGGACTCGTACTCAACGCAGCGCCTGGAGGCGCGCGAGGACCTCTCGTTCGTCGCCGGACAGCAGTGGGCATCGTCGCCGGACGACGATGACTTTCGACTCACCGTGAATCTGCTGAATCCGTTCCTGCGGCAGATCACGGCCGAGGCGCGTCAGGCGAATCCGGCCATCAACGTCATTCCGAACGGAGACGGCGACGAGGACATCGCGGACGCGCGCGGCGGATTGATTCGCGCCATCGAGCAGGCCTCTGACTCCGAGCGCGTCTATCAGAATGGCCTGTGGTACGCCGCGGCAGCCGGCGAGGGTTACATTCTGCTGGACACCGAGTACTGCGACGAGGAGACCTTCGACCAGGACCTGCGCCTGCGCGGCGTGCCGAATCCGGAGATGATTCTGATTGACCCGCTGCACGAGGACCTGACCGGCGAGGACGCGGACTGGGGCTTCGTCGTGCGCGACATCAGTCGAGACGCGTATCAGCGCCAGTTCAAGGGCTCGAAGCTCAGCGAACTTCTTGAGTCGCCCTCGTGGAATCTGCTCAGTCTGCCGAACGACTGGGTCACGGACAAGACGGTACGCGTCGCGCAGTACTGGGTCAAGGAGTACGAGAATCAGAAGATTTGGCTGATTCTGGACCCGACGACGCTCGAGCAGCGCACCGTCGAGGAGAAGCCCGCGAATGACGTCGTGATTCTGAAGACGCGCACGGTTCGACGCTGCCTCATCAAGGGCTACACGCTGAACGCCACCGAGGTCCTGGAGACGATTGACTGGCCGGGCACTCGCCTGCCAATCTTCAAGGTCACGGGCGACTCGTTCTACGTCGGCGGTCAGAAGGTTCAGCACGGCGCGATTCGAATGGCGAAGGACCCGCAGCGCCAGTACAACTACAGCGTCTCCCGGCAGACCGAGATGATTGACCTGGCTCCGAAGAACTCCTTCGTCGGCGCGACCGGTCAGTTCGCGAACAATTCTGAGAAGTGGGCGAACGCGAACCGCATCAACTATGGCTTCCTGGACTACACGCCAACCGCGCTCAACGGACAACCAGTCTCGCCGCCAACTCGCGTCTCCGGACTTGACCTGGCCGCGTTCCAGGGCGTCTCTCAGACGCGCACGCAGTCCCTCGAGGATCTGAAGCTCGTGTTCGGCCTGAACGACGCGTCCCTGGGTCGTCCGGGCAACGAGACCTCTGGCGTCGCCATCACGAATCGCGTCGAGCAGTCCTCGCGCAGCACCTATCACTACTTTGACAACCTCCTGCTGACAATCAAGGCAATCGGCCGCGAGCTGAACGCGCTGATTCCGTACTTTTATGACACGGACCGAATCGTGCGCATCGTGAAGCCAACGAACGAGGACGAGGTCATCGCCATCAACAGCCTCACGAACAACAATCGATACAACTTCACGTCCGGAAAGTACGCCGTGACCGTGACGACGGGACCAGCGTATGCCTCGAAGCGGCAGGAGGCGTTCGACGCACTAAGCACGATTATGACGGCGCTGCCGGATACCGGACACGTCATCGGCGACCTGGTCGCATCGCAGGTTGATTCGCCAATCGCGAAGCTCGCCGCCGCTCGAATCCGCGCGACGATTCCACCGGAGATTCTGGCTGCGGACGGAGACAAGACGGACCTGGCGCCGAAGGAGCAGGTGCAGCAGCTGCAGCAGCAGGTCGCGCAGGCGCAGCAGCAGCTGAAGCAGGCGGCTCTGAAGACGCAGGAGCTCGAGGTCGAGAACAAGACGATGAAGGACACGGCAGCGCTGGAGCTCACGAAGGCGGACCTCACGCACAAGGAGAGAATGGCGCAGCTGCAGCTTGATGAGCAGACGGCCGAGGTCGAAGCGCGCCTTACTAAGCTCAAGCTGGACCTGGAGTCGCGGAAGCTTGACATCGCCGAGAAGGAGTTGTCAATCAAGGCGAATCTTGCGCTGCATCAGGTGAATGAGGCCGGCAGACCGGAGCCAATCGGCGAGATTGACACCGGCGACATCGGCGGCGACACAACCGACATCGGTGGAAACATCGACTAAGCGCTAAATACTGAACCTGCCCGATTGAGGGCTTCCCTAGTCACGGAGCACTGACACAATGAATGAGCAAACGAACCCGGCCGAAGTGCTGGATGAAGAGATCAAGGACGAACCAGCTGTTCTTGAGAACCCACCTGAGCTCGAGGCGGGCACGGATACCGAAGCTGCTGACGACCCAAAGGAAGCTCCTGAGGAACCGTCAGGTGAGCGCAAGAAGCTCTCGAGGACTGAACGAATGGAGCGTCGCTACGGCGACGTGCTGCGGCGACAAGAGGACGAAATCAAGTTCCTGCGCTCGCAGCTCTCAAGCGAGCCGGCTGCGAAGCCGACCGAGAGACCAAAGTTGAATGACTTCGAGAACGTCGAGGCGTACGTCGAGGCGCGAGAGGCGTTCCTGCGAAAGGAGCTCCTCGCTGAGCTCGAGGCGAAGACGGACACTCGTGCCCGACAGACCTCCGCACAGAGCGCCTACGAGCAGAAGGTTCAGGCGGCGAAGAAGGAGCTGCCTGACTGGGATGATGTAATGGAGGATGCGGCCGATGAGCCGACAACTCAAGAGACCATCCAGTTCTGCCTCGAGAGCGACGTGGGTCCGAAGATTGCGCACCACCTGGCGAAGCACCCAGAAGAGAACGAGCGCTTGAACAAGCTCTCGCCCGTCCGTCGTCTGGCCGAGCTCGGAAAGTTGGAAGAGAAGCTCTCGAAGCCAGCTCCAAAGGTCGTCACGAAGGCGCCTGGAAAGCTCAGCAGCGTGAGCGGCACCGGATCCACGGCCGCGAAGGACCTATCAACATACATTCCACGAAGCTACACCGAGTGGAAAGAGTTGGATACGTTGCGCCGTAAAAAGTAAAGGAAGCACAATTAGAAGACAATGGCGATAATCCTATGAACTACCAGCGCATCTACGACCAGCTGATGGACCGAGCCCGGACCAGAAAGTTGGAAGGATACTCTGAGAAGCATCATCTTCTTCCGCGTTGCATTGGCGGGAATGATGAACCAGAGAATCTTCGTAGGCTAACGGCAAGGGAACACTTCGTTGCTCATGAACTTCTCGTGAAGCTCTATCCAGACAACTATGACCTCAAGTACGCGGTCGGAAAAATGTCTCACAATAGACGCTACAATTCACGAAAAATTGATTGGGTTCGAAGACTTCATTCTGAGGCGATAAGCCACAACATGAAGGGAAAACCAAGCACTTTCAAGGGTAAAAAGCACACCGAAGAGGCAAAGGCTGAGCAATCTCGCAAGGCCTATCTAAGACCTCCTCCAAGCTCTGAAACCAGAAAGAAGTTGAGCATTGCGAGTTCGAAACAGAAAGAGACAGGCGGTCCAAATCTTGGAAGAACCTTCACAGATGAGACCAAAAAGAGACAGAGTGCGTCACGCAACGAGTTCATCGCCAAGGTGGGCGTCTCTGAATCAACCTGCAAGAAGCTTTCAAAGATTCGAACTGAATACTGGGCAGCTGAACGTGTCCATAGGCTTATCGCCAAAAGCTACCTGATTGACTTCTAGTCTCATTCATTGAAAGGAAATTCAAATGGCTACCTCAAATCGTTTTCTCACGATGGCGGACGTATCATACCGTTCTGCCGAAGTGTTGAGCAACTCGCTGGGCTTCACGAACAAGGTGAATCGCGGCTACGATGACCGCTTCGCTCGCACCGGCGCGAAGATTGGCGACACGACCTCGATGCGTCTGCCGGCTCAGTTCCGGTTCTCGAATGGCGCCGCGATTGACATTCAAGCCCTGAACGACAAGGGCCTGCCGCTCGTGCTGAACAAGCAGTACCAGCGCGCGTTCGTCATGGACCAGAAGGACCTCGCGCTGTCCATCGATGACTTCACTGGCCGCTATCTGCGTCCGGCGCTGATCTCGATGGCGAACGAGATTGACTATGACGGTCTCGTCCTGGCGAAGCAGTACGCGAACAACGCCGTGGGCACCGTCGGCTCAGCGCCGAACACAACCGCTGGCGTGCTCGGCGTGATTGGCGCCGCTCGTCAGAAGCTCGTCGAGAACCTCGCTCCGGTCGGTGAGCCGCTGAACCTCGTCGCCACTCCGGCGGCAATGGCGCTGGGCTTCCAGTACCTGACCTCGCTCTTCAATCCGGTCGCTGACATCAGCGCTGGCTACAAGGGTGGTCGCGTGTACAACGCCGGCGGGTTCGACTGGATGGAAGAGCAGCTCATCACGCCGTACACGACCGGCACGTACGGTGGCACTCCGCTCGTGAATGGCGCGTCGCAATCTGGCTCCAGCCTGATTACCGATGGCTGGTCCGGCGGAACGACGCTCGACGTGGGCGCCGTGTTCACCATCGCCGGCGTGAATGCCGTGAATGGTCAGACGAAGGTCTCGCAGGGCTATCTGCAGCAGTTCACGGTCACGGCCAAGAACGGCGCGGGTGCAACGCAGACGCTGAGCATCTCGCCGGAGATCATCGGCCCAGGTGACCCACGTCAGAACGTGGATGCGCTGCCGGCTGACAACGCCGCAATCACCGTGTTCGGCGCAACTGGCGCATCTGCCGTCGAGGCGATTGGCTTCCACAAGAACGCCTTCGTGTTCGGCACGGCTGACCTGCCGGAGCCGCAGGACGGCGCAACTGGCTTCCGTGCCTCGGTGCCGGAGCTGGGTCTGTCGTGCGTCGTGACGAAGCAGTTCGACATCCACAGCTACGCGACCATCATGCGTATCGACATGCTCGGGGGCTGGGCGCCGTTGTATAGCCAGTTGGCAGTGAAGGCAATCCTGTCGTAAGACAACCGGTGAGGATAACCTCCTCACCATCTTGACCACCAAATCTTCGAAAGGAACTCCAAAAATGAGCTCGACCTCGACTCCAGCAGTCACCACCACCTCCGACACGCAGTTCGTCGGCCCTCAAGTTCAAGTCGGCGGCTCCACCGGGACCGTTGGCTTCTTCGGCGTCGCTCCGGTTGCGCAGCCGACCGCGGCATCAGTCACTGACTACGCCTCGCTGAAGGTCGCCCTGCAGGCGCTGGGCCTCATCGGCGCCTAATCCGTCGACGGGACCTCCGTCGACCTCTGTAAAAGGACACCCGTGTCGGGAGACATCGGTGTCCTTTCGAGTAAATAGTGACTTGGAGGACCGACCTTGACCACAATCCACCAACTCACAACGAACGCGCTGCGCCTGCTGAATGTAATCGGCACGAACGAGGACGCCACCGCTCAGGACCAATCCAATGCCATCGAGGCGCTGGACGCGCTCATTCAGTCCAAATCGGCGGATCTGCTGAACATTCACACGTTCGTGCCGCAGCGATTTGAGCTCACGCCGAACAAGAACGCGTACACGCTCGGACCGGCGCTCGGCGAGGATGGACTTCCAACCGGAGCCGACTGGGTCACGGAGCGTCCGATGCGAATCGAGGAGGCGAAGTTGATGCTGTTCACGGCAACGGAGCCAGCCCCATTGGTTGTCACTCCCACGGCAGCCGTCACGGTCACTCCAGATCTCGGCAACGTGCAGCTGCACGTCAGTGCGTCCGTGACCTGCTCGAATACGCCGCAATCCTACTCGTGGGACTTCGGCGATGGCTTCACAAGTTCGCTCGCAGCACCGACGCACACGTATCTCACTCCCGGGAACTACAGCGTCTCGTGCGTTGTCGGCACCGAGTTCGGCGACGCAATCAGCTCGGCACCGGTATTCGTGAGCGCCTCGCCGGACGTCACGTTCGAGCTGCGCACTTCGCAGGCCTCGATGCAGTACTGGGCTGAGTACGCGGCGTTTATGGATGCGTTCCTGCTGACGTACTCCGAGCTCGGCGGCGCTTTTGACACGACGCAGGTCGCAACGAATACCTCGTTCGTTGACTCCCTGAACGTGTACTTCAATCCGCAGGACATGCAAGCGGCAATCGGGAACACCGCCGTCCCAGCCGCGAACAACGCGTATATCGCCGAGGTCGTCGTCAAGAAGCCGCAGACGGGTCTGTTCTTCGTGGGCTGCGCGCCAACGACGGGCGGCATCAACGTGGATTCGCCGTACATCAACGACTACAGCACCTGGTGGCGCTCCGATGGGACGACGAGAGACTACAATCTGACGCCGACGACGGGAGCGCCAACGTTCGACAACGGCGACGTGCTGGGCGTGATCATCAACGGCAACGGCGGCATGTACTTCATGAAGAACGGCACGTCTGGCTTCAGTCCATCTGCGACCTCGCCGGAGCGCACGGTTGGCGCGAAGATTATGGTCGGCACGCATCCGGCGCCAATCGTGCCGCATTATGACCACTGGCTCGAGGTCTCGTTCCGGAATGGCTTCGAGGGACAGGTCGGCGTGACTGGATTCATTGACGCGACGACTCCAATCGACGTCGGCGCGTTGATTCCGCAGACAACGCCAATCAACGGAATGACGGCGAATCCGTACCTCATCAGCAACGGCACGGATGCGCACGGCACCTGGCTCGGCGTCGGGAACACGGCTGGTCCGCTGCCACCTCTTGCTGAGCCGCGCGCCGTCTATGACTACGTGCAGACAACGAATCCAGGGGACTTCACGACCTATGAGCCGCACTACCTGTTCTCAGGGCTGCCGGGTGACCATCTGTGGGTCACGGACTACTTCGCGATTGACTCGCCGGGTGGTCTCTGGGTCGCCACGGTGGTCGTCGGTCCAACGCCGACGGACGGCGAGCAGTACTACGTCGCCGGTGACCACGATGGCATCACGGTTGACAGCACGTACATCAACGTGAATCGCCAACCGAACATCGGAGTCCGTTGAGATGAATCTCGCAGCCATTCACATTGACCCGTCGTCGGGTGCAAGTCCACTGAACATCATCGGCACCGTGACCTCCGTCACTGGCGACGCAACGGAGTACCTCTGGGTCTGGGGCGATGGGACGAGCGACTCGAATACAAGTCCAGCGAGCACGCCGCACACGTACTCAACGCCGGGCATCTATCAGCCGACGCTGTACGTCTCGTACGCCACCGGCAACAGTCCCGTCAAGGCAACCGAGAGCACCGTCACGGTGACGCCGTTGCCAATCTCGCTGGCGACCTTCGAGGTTCAGCAGGCGCACTCGTACTCGAAGCAGATTACGTTCGTGCCGCATCTGGCTGGCGGCGCCCTGAGCGTCCACTGGGACTTCGGGAACGGCGTGACGTCCTCTGGCGCTGGCGCTCAGACGCAAATCTTCGAGATTGGCGCGTACAACGTGACGCTCACCGTGACGTACGCAACGGGCGCCGTCAGCGCGTCGCAGCTCGTCACCGTCGTCAAGACGCCAGTTCTGACGGACCAGCGCACAATCTGGCTGGACCTGGAGAAGCTCTCCGACGAGGAGTTCTCGTCGATTCGCCTGCGTGGAATGTGGAACAAGTGGCCAACAGCAATCTACGATAACGGGAACTATCCACTGCGAACGCTGTTCTTCTGGCCAATCCCACAGGACGTGAACGCGGTTGAGCTCTGGATGTGGGAGCCGCTGAACGTCTTCGTGGACCCGAACTCCGAGCTGAATCTGCCGCCGGGCTACGAGCGCTACCTGACGTATCAGCTCGCTCTGGAGCTGGCTGCCGAGATGGGCAAGGAGCCAGCCCTGACGGTCGTCTCGATTGCGACGGAGGCCGAGGCGAATCTGAAGCGGCTGAATCAGCAGCTGCCAATCGCGCAGCGCTCGTCGGCGGCTGGCTCGCTGAAGCGACGCGGACACGCCTGGACATACTATGACATCATCGGAATGGCGTACGTTCCGAAGACGAAGGGATACTAACGATGGGAACGATTCGGAACCTAATCACGGGCTCGCTGCGCTCGCTGAATGTTGTCAGCACGAACGAAGATCCATCGGCGGATGACGTGCAGGTCTGCCTGGACTCGCTGAACTCGCTGCTGGCATCGCTTGATAACGATTTGCTAAACATCTACACGTTCACGCCGCATCGGTATCTGTTCGTGCCCGGACAGCAGGACTACACGCTCGGACCCGCATTGAACGATGGCCTGCCGACGAATGCGGACTGGGTCACCGAGCGTCCAATGCGCATTGAGCAGGCGAAGGTGCTGCTGTGGCCAATCGTCTCGCCGGGCGTCATTGATATCGGTCCCGGCACCGTCACGACGCCACTTACCTCCCTGTCGATGTACGAGTGGACCCAGATCGGCCTGCGCACGATGCCGAACAACTGGCCGACCGTGTTCTACGACAACGGGAACTATCCGCTGCGAACAATCAGCGTGTGGCCAATCCCGACCCAGCAGCAGGCGATTGAGCTCTGGCTGTGGGAGCCGCTGAACTCGTACTCGTCGCTGGACGAGGAGCTGAACCTGCCGCCGGGCTACGAGCGCTATCTGCGCCTGAAGCTGGCGATTGAGGTCTCCGCAATCTTCGGCAAGGAGCCAAGCCAGACGCTGCTCGCCACCGCCGTGATTGCCGAGGACGCCGTGAAGCGCCTGAATCAGCAACTCCCGAAGGGCGTCGTCAGCAACACCGGTCAGGCATTGACTCGGCATGGGAACAGCTGGGCGTACAAGAACGTTCAGGGCGGCGTAACTCCACGGCAATGGTGATTCAATGGAACAGCTAAGCAAGTCTCAATGGCCATTCCTTGGCGGCAGCTATCAGGCTCGGTCGCGAACGTTCGATGGGCAGCGCCTGGTGAACATGTACTTCGAGCTGAACGACCTCGGCGCCGGCAAGGGTGGCGAGCCCGGCGTGCTGTACTCGTGCGCTGGTCTTCGACGCGTTCAGAATCTTGGGGTTGGTCCGATTCGCGCGACGTACACAATCAGCACGGCGCAGCGCTCTATCATCGTCAGCGGGAACGAGGTGTACGCGCTCACCGCAGCCGAGAGCACGCCCGTCCTCATCAGCGGGAATCTGACGACGTCCGTCGGGTTCGTATCCATCACGGACAACGGCGAGGACGTGCTGCTCACGGACGGCGCCAATGGGTATCTGCTTCATCTGGCCACGAACACGCTCACGACGATTGTTGATGCGCACTTTTACAATGGCGCCGTGACGTGCACGTATCAGAACGGGTACTTCATCGCCGACGAGGGTCCACTTGTCAGCAGATTCTTCATCAGCGAGCCCGACAGCACCATCTGGCCATCTCTGAACGAGTTCAGCGTGGACTCGAGTCCGGATACGCTCGTCGCCGTCATCAGCAACAATCAGCAGCTGTACCTGCTCGGCTCGAGGTCCATCGAGGTCTGGGCGCCGGATTCAACGGCAGCCTCGGTCAGTGGAGCATTCACGCCAATCCCGGGTCGAGCGATGAACGTTGGCTGCACGGCAGCCGGCACCGTCGCTCGAATCGCCAGCACGTTCATGTGGCTCGGTGCGAACGACCAGGGTGACGGCGTCGTGTTCAGCATGGAGAATGAGAGTCCGACGCGCGTGAGCACGCATGCCATCGAGCATCGGCTGCAGGAGCTGGGCGACCTCAGCTCGAGCACGGCGTTCGCGTGGCAGGAGGACGGGCACTACTTCTACGCGCTGAACCTGCCGGGTGCCAGCACGACATTCATCTATGACCTGAGCAGCAAAATCTGGTCCGAGCGGCAGTCGCTCATCGGCGGCGTGATGGGTCGATGGATTGGTCAGACGCACTGCTTCCTGAACGGCGAGCACCTCGTCGGGGACTATCGCAACGGACAGCTGTACGTGCTGGACCAGAGCTTCTATCTGGATGATGTGTATCCGATTCGGAAGCTTCGAGACACGCCGCACTCGACGACGGGCCTCGCCTGGACATTCTACAAGACGCTGCAGGTGGACATTCAGCCCGGCGTCGGCACGGCGATTCTGAATCCACGCGTCGTCCTGCAAATCTCTCGCGACGGCGGCTTCACCTGGGGGAATCCAATCTACGCCTCGATGGGCAAGATTGGGCAATACCGCGCGCGGGCGCGCTGGCAGCGGCTCGGACGAGCGCGTGACGCGGTATTTCGAGTCTTCACTGACGAGCCGGTCAAGGTTGCGTTCCTGAGCGCCTATCTGGACACCGAGGCTGGCACCGCCTGAGTAAATAGACGACTATGGACCTGAATCTCATTCCACGCACGGATAACTCGGCGCTCGCAAGTCTGAATCGACCGAAGCGGCTGAATCTGGTTGAGTTCGAGGCGCTCGAGGTTCCGGATGCCGAGCTGCGCGCTCGTCTCGGAATCTACGCGCTCGAGGAGACGATGCATTCGATGCCGGATTCGGTTGATGACCAGCATCTGGACGAGCACGGCATGACGCCGGTTCATCGATTCGCGCACGGACTGTACTCGCGCGAGCTGTACATTCCGCCGGGCAAGGTTGTCGTCGGAAAGCGGCACGCGATTGAGCATCTCGTGATGATTACAACCGGACGCTGCCTGTGTATCACCGAGCGCGGCGCGCAGGAGCTAAGTGCGCCATACACGTTCGTCTCGCCAGCCGGAGAGAAGCGCGTGGTGATGACGCACGACGACGAGGGCTGCACGTGGGTCACGCTGCATCCGACAACCGAGACGGATCTCGAGGCAATCGAGAAGGACGTCATCATCGCCGAGCCCGAGCGGGCTGAACACTACAAGGCGCTTCGAAAGAAGACAAAGGAGCTTGCTATGACTGATTTTGAGGTGCTAACATGACGTGGGCGGGTGTTGCAGTTGGAGTTGTCGGCGGAGTCATCAGCGCGGACAGCGCGCGACAGGCTGGGAACTCGCAGGCCGCGGCCGCGAAGCAGGCAAGCGACAGCACGCTCGCCGCGACGCGCGAGACGAATGCGCTCACCGCGAACATGTACAAGAACGGCGTCCTGCAGCAAGCGCCCTATCAGCGCGGCGGACAACTGGCATTGAGCGCCCTGATGGGTGGCTTCGGACTGGGGCCAGCACACAATCCATCGGACGTCCCAGTGGCGCCCAGCGGGAACGTTCCGGCGGCTGGCTCAACGACTGGGACCGGCGCAACCTCGGCGGGCACGTTCGTGAACGCACAGGGACAGGCCGTGGACGCGCAGGGGAATCCAATCTCCTCGAGTGACCCGTACGGCATCGCGAATCTGAACTACGGCGCAACGAACGCGGACCTCACCGGAGCCAGCAAGACGCTCGCGCCGGATTACTTCACGCATTCGTTCAACGCCGAGGACCTCAAGGCCGGCATCGATCCGGGCTATCAGTTCCGTATCGACCAGGGGAATAGCGGGCTGAATGCTCGTCGTGCCGCAACCGGGAATCGACTCGGCGGGCAGGCGCTGAAGGACATCGCTGGCTTCAATCAGGACCTGGCGAGCACCGAGTACGGGAACGCGTTCGCTCGGTACAACGCGAATCGAAGCGACATCTTCAATCGCCTGAGCTCGCTCGCTGGAACCGGACAGACGGCCGGTCAGAGCGCGGCAACGCTGGGCGCTGGCGCCGCCGGTCAGATTGGAAGCAACACGATGTCCGGCGTGAACAGCTCGAACAATCTTCTGACCTCCGGCGCAGCCAGCGCCGCGGCTGGTCAGGTTGGCAGCACGAACGCGCTCGTCGGCGGTCTTAACACCGCGTACAACAACTACACGCTCGGCAGCTATCTGAACGGCAAGAAGAGCAACATCACGACGCCTGGACTCAGCGGCAGGTGGAATCCTGTCACCGGTCAGTTCGACGCCTAAACTCTGGAGAGACACGAATGGCTATTCAACCAGACATCGCGCTCAGCGCGGGTGCGAACGTTCCTCCGGTGGATGTCGCGGGCACGCTTCAGAAGGCGGCGACGCTGCGAAATCTGATGACGGCGAACGAGTACCAGCCGGCGATTCTACAGCAGAAGCTCTCGACGGAGGCCTCGGCGCAGCGCGCGACGGACCTTGCGAACGAGCAGGCAACGCGCGAGCTGGACGCCAAGAAGCGCCTTGCTGACATTATGCGCTCGAACTCGTCGGTGGACGCGAAGTCCGGCGTGATCTCCGTGGACTACGGCACGGCGACGAAGCAGGCCGCGTCCGAGGGCTACGATGTCGGCACCGTGCTCGGACTGGCTGACAAGGCCGCGACGACAGCGCAGAATCAAATCAAGACGGCCGATGACGCGCGGAAGTTCGCCGAGAGCGTCTATGCGCCCGTTGACAATCTGCTGCGCGTTCAGACGGACCCACTGAAGGCGGCTCAGACGGCGCACGGCGCCATCGAGGTCGTCAGCAAGGCCATCGGTCAGGAGGCCGCGCGGAGTCTCGCCTCGAAGTACTGGAGCGTGCCGGAGCAGCCGCCAGTGGATCCACAGACCGGTCAGGTGGATGTCGCCGGCGTTGGCGCGCATCTCATCAAGCAGGCTCAGACGAACTCGAAGGCCGGCATCAGTCCGCAGCAGGCCATCAGCAACGCGCAGACGCAGGAGTCGCTCGCTCAAGGTCGTGAGTCCCTCGCGCAGGGTGGTGCGGCTGGCGTGACGAGTCCAGAGGCGCGGGACCCGACAAGTCAAATCAGTCAGCAGGCGCAGGAGGACTACCTCGCAGCGAATCCGACGGCCGACCGGGGACGCGTGAAGCGCCTGAGCGCCGCGAACCTGCAGCATCTGAGCACGACGAGCAACCTCACCGCATCCGTGATCCCGACGGCCGGCGAGCGCGTTGCGGCCAAGGGTGCCGAGGCGAAGACGGGTGGCGATGTTGACGTCATCGACGCTGGCCTGAAGGCACTGCCGAGCCTGCAGCAGAACTTCGGTAGCAAGTTCGGCTCGATGTCGCAGGACGCGTACAATCGACTTGTCACGCAGAATCCAGCATTGGGCTCGGCGGATGCGGCAATCACGGCGTACAACCTCCGGAACGGCACGAATCTGAGTCTTCGAACGGATGGTGCCGCGGCAGTGCAGAACGCACTGACCACGGAGCGCTCGCGTCTCAGTCGCGTCAGTCAGGCGCAGGGTGAGGTCGCAACAAGTCCAACGCTGAAGACCGGACAGCAGCCGACAATGCGCAAGACGGGTGACATCATCAAGCGCAACGGCAAGACGTACCTGTACACGGGCAAGACCTCGGCGCTCGGCACCGGTGACGCCGCGAACTCGGCGAACTACAAGGAGCAATAATGGCTCTCAGCGACTTCCTGGACGAGCTCGGTTCGAATGCTGGCGCCGCCGTTCGTGGCTACGGCAAGGGCGCGACGCTCGGACTGATTCAGTATCCGCAGGCGCTCCTGAAGCAGGCCGTGAATGGCGGCACGTTCGGCGAGAATCTGGCGGACCTTCGGCAGTCCGAGGAGCAGCTGGCTCAGGAGCATCCGGTCGCGTACTACGGCGGGAATCTCGTCGGCGGGTTGCAATCAGCCGTCGGCACCGGCGGTGGTGGGCTTGTCGGACTGATGGGACGCGGTGCGATTCAAGGTGGCGTCGCTGGATTCACGCAGAACGAGGACCTCGGCGACGCGGCGGCTGGTGCTGGACTCGGCGCTGCGCTCGGCGGCGTCGCGCGCGGCGTGGATAAGGGACGCTCGATGTACCTGCAGAAGGCCCTGCGCGAGCACTATCAGGGGACGAAGGCCGCGGCAACCGAGAAGCTGAATCAGATGATTGTCGCGCGCGCACAGCTTCAGGCGGCGCGAAGCACCGCAAGTCCGGCGGAGCTGAAGCAGATCAACGATGGCATCAGTCAGCTGAACGTTGGGATTGGCGGCGCTCGTGGAGCCCTGAAGCAGGTTGCACCGAAGCTGGCGATTGCGAATGGCAAGGACGAGGCGGCGATGCTGGACCTGGCCTCGGGGACCGGACTCATCGCCGGACCACTGACGAGCAGCGCAACCAAGGTCGGCGTGGGTGGCACGCTTGGCGCCCTGAGCGGCGCGGTGGGCTCGTACGCCTCGGGTGGGGACCCATTGAAGGGCGCCGCGATTGGAATGCTCAGCGGTGGCGCTGCTGGTCTGATTCCGGCGAAGACGGCGATTCTTGCGAAGATTCCGGCTGGAGCGTCAGAGACCGCAGCGAGAGCGGTGACGAATGCCGTGACGCCGGCGCTCGTTGCGCCGCAAGCAGCGCTCTCATCTCCCTCGCAGCCTTCGGAGCCCCATCCTTGGCAAGACGGGCCCGCTGTCGAGCGCGCCACTCCCGCTGCTGCTGGTTCCGCTTCAGGCGCCGAGCCTCCGCCTTGGCAGGACTCATAAGGGATGAGCCCGAGCAGGACATCACGAACAGAATCAGCGGCTGAATGAACACCAGGAAGAACACGTAACCAACGAGGGCGGTGAGCATGAAGTGCATTCTGAATCTCCGGACAATGCTGACATCATAACACACACTACGGCGAACAGCAACTCGAAAGCGTAACAAATGCTCAATCTTTCACCGGTCTTTACAGGTCAGCTCCTCACGAACGACGGGAAGCCAGCCGCTGGCCACAAGGTCTTCGTGTATCAGGGCGGCTCATTCAGCACGCTGAGCACCTCGTACTCGGACAGCGCTGGCCTCGTGCCGAATCCGAATCCGGTGATCCTGGACAGCGCCGGTCGGCTGGCGCCGATTTGGCTCACCGTCGGGCTGCGCTACAATCTGGTCTTGACTCGAAGCGACGGGACAACCGTGCTGCAGACCTTCGAGAACATCGGCGTCAGCGCGCTCTAAACACCGGAGAATCCAATGAAGCTTCAGTCGCCAATCTTCAATCTGCCAATCTTCGAGGACCTGAACGGGAATCCACTTGCCGGCGGACACATCTACACCTACGATGCCGGCTCGACGAGCGTTCTGAAGGACACCTGGACGACGCCCGTCGGCGACGTGGCGAATCCGAATCCGGTCGTCCTGACGGCATCCGGACAGCTGCCGGCTGGCGTCGCATTCTTTCTGACCGAGGCCGAGGCGTACAACTTCGTCCTGACCAAGAGCGACGGAACCACGGTGCTGCAGACGTTCGACAACACGCTGGGCGTGCCAAGTGGCAGTACCGGCGGCGGAGGTGGTTCAACATCCCTGTGGGTCTCGCTCGGCGCGGCAACGTTCCTGACTGGCACCTCGTTCCTGGTCAGTGGGAATCACGTGTCTGAGTTCTACGTTGGGAATCGCGTTCGCCTGACGCAATCCAGCAACTACACGTACGGCGTCGTCTCGGGGAGCTCATTCAGCTCGCCGAACACGCACGTGGACATCATCAACGACGGCAGCCCACTGAACTCCGGTCTGACGCTGGCTGAGTACTCGCTGAACGTTGTCAATGGGAAGACCGTGGACGCCGGAGCCGTGAGCTTCTTCGACAGCGCGTCGTACTCGACCTCGAACACCGTCGGGAACAAGATCAATGCGGTGAATACGGCGCTGACAACGAGCATCGCCACGACCGAGAATCAGCGCGCGCGAGACGCGCTGGTCTGGACGGCGACCGGCGTGAACACGTACGTCGTGACGCTGAGTCCGGCGTTGACCTCGTACTCGACGGACCAGCACTACCTCATCAAGTTCACGAGCGCCTCGACCGGCGCCAGTACGCTGAACATCAACGGAGTGGGCGCGCAGCCCCTGAAGATGTACGATTCGAGCGGCGCCCTGGTGGACGTGCACATCAGCGCCGGACAACTCAGTCAGGTCGCCTGGTCTGGCTCAGCGTTCATTCTGTTGGATCCGTTGCCGGCAGCCGGCACGGTCGTTCCGCGCGGACAGCAGATCTTCACCTCGAATGGCGTGTTCACGTGTCCGGCGGGCGTGTCCTACGTCAAGGTGACCTGCATCGGCGGTGGCGGTGGCGGCAGTGCTGGATACGCAACCTTCGGTCCGGATCCGCATCCACACGACGGCGTATCCGGCGGCTGCGGCGCGATGTCATTCACGTATCTGCCCGTCACGGCTGGCAATGCGTACACCGTCGCGATTGGCGCGGGTGGCGCGGGTGGTCCGTCGACGTCAATCCCAGCGCAGGACGGCGGACAGACCTCGTTCGGCATCACGCTGGCATACGCCGGCGGTGGTGGGCACGGAACCGGGCAGGTTGACGGTGGTGGCACGCCCGGCGCGAACAGCTCCGTCGGAACTGGCTTCGTCATCACCGGATTCCCGTATCTGACCGGCTACGGCGGGCCCGGCGCCGGCGGACACACGACAACCTCATCGTACGGCGTCGGCGGCGCCGGGCAGGCTGGCCTGTGCTGGGTGGAGTACTGATGGCTCAGTTCCCAGTTCAGGTCCCGTTCACGGACAGCAAGAACCTCATTGACCGGCGCTGGCTGGCGGTTCTGAGCGCGCTACAGGCAAGTCTACCGCCGTCGGGGTCCGGATTCGTCACGGACGGCTCAGCGACGAGCTACGGTCCGATGACGCTGTTTCAGGGACCAGCCGCGGGAAGGCCACCGGTCCCATCGGTCGGTGAGCTGTACTTCGCGCTGGACACGGGCGTATTGTACTTCGACGCGGGTGGCTCCTGGACGCAGTTCTCCGAGGCGCTCACGGGCGACGTCATCAAGGCGAGCGGCAGCAATGTCACGTCCCTCGCCTCGGTGTTCCTCAGCCCAGGGACGTACGGCGGTCCCTCGCTGACGCCGACGCTCACGGTGGATCACGCGGGGCGTGTTACGGGCCTCTCGTTCAATCCCATCACGGCGACGGTAGCGGCTGGCGGAACCAGCGGACAACTGCAGTGGAACAGCTCCAGTGCATTGGCTGGAGCGCAAATCTACTACAACTCCGTCACCGGCGGGTTGACCTTCACGGATCCGGCACCGACGCGCGAGGCGCTCTCGCCATTGATTGCCACCGGCGACATCTTCGTTCGAGATGCGACGGCAAGCACAAGGCTGCCAGTGGGCGTCGACGGGCAGACCCTGACGGCGGACAGCACTGCAGCAACGGGACTTGCGTGGACCTCGAGTCGCACGGTTGACGTCCCGTTCCAGTTCAATGTCGTGCCAATCTTCCCACTGGTTCTGGTGCCGGCCGATGTCGTGGTCAAGGTAATCACGACGTACATCGAGATTCCGTTCGACGGGATTGGCGCGGTCCTCACGATTGGGGATTCAGTGGATAACGCATCCCTTCAGACAAATATTGATCCGTACGAGGCGGCTGGCTATCAGAGCACCAGCGCCTCTAAATACGCAGTTCCGACGCAGGTGAACCTGTACATCAATCCCGGGTCAGCAACTCAAGGCGCGGGTCTCATTTCCATTGAACTTCAACAGAGGTAATACAAATGGCTATCAAGCATCTCTTCGCTGACCTGCTGGGCACCACGCTCGGCTACTTCCGCATCGGCAAGACCGGTCCGCGTCTCAAGGACAACTCCGGCGCCCTCGAGGTCCGGAATACCGGTGACACGGCTGACGTCGCCGTCACGGCTGACACGTTCAAGGCAAGTGGGAACACGGGTCTGACAATCAACTCGGATTCGACCGGCTCCGGAGCGGACTGGAAGATCAACGTCGCTCGGCCGAGCACGGGGATGACGGCGGACTGGACGCTGACGCTGCCGACCAGCGCTGGCTCGCCGAATCAGGTCCTGAAGACGGACGGCTCAGGCAACACGTCCTGGATCGACAGTGCCTCTGGTGCGACCGACGTGTCCGACACGACGACAATCTCGTTCGGCGATACCTCTCCGGTGACGCTGTTCACGCTGCCCGCGAATGCCATCATTCTGTCCTGCAACGTCATCGTGGACACGGCGTTCGACGGCACGGCATCCGTCTCGATTGGCGTCGCCGGCGACACGGCGAAGTACATGGGCTCCGGCGACAACTCGCTGCAGGAAATCGCCATCTGGCAGACGAACCCAGGCATTCCGGCTGACGCATCGCCGGAGTCGCTGATTGCGACGTACTCCGCCGGCGGCGCAACCGTGGGTTCGGCACGAGTCGTCATCTCGTACTCCATTGCCGCGTGACGCTAAATAGGTGAATCGCTGGGGAGGGCGCAACTGCTCTCTCCTGTTCCATCACCCATTGAGGGAACTGCGTGAAGAAGTTCATCCCAGTACAGCGGGGCACCCGAGAGCACAAGTTCCTTGTTGGAAACTTGGATCTTGACGCGTCCGTTGTCAGCACGCCATGGACCTTCAAGTTCCCAGCCGGCCCGGGCACCTCGGGCTTCGTGCTCACCACGGATGGCGCGGGCACGCTCAGCTGGAGCGCCATCGGAGCGGCAAGTGATTCAACGACGCCGTATTACATTCCGAGCGGCGAGGTATTCACGAACAACCTGAACAAGCAGAATCTGTTCTCGCAGGCAATCCTCGTCGACGGAACGCTCGAAATCAACGGCCAACTTCTTGAGGTCTAAGCAGCATGTCAATCGTCACCAAGAATGTTGACCCAATCAGCACGCCGAACCCAGCGTCCGGCAAGACCGAGTTCGGCACGAACGGCTCCTCGCAGGTCTACGTCAAGGACTCCGCCGGCGTCGTGACGCTGCTGGCAACCGGTGGAACCGTGACGTCCGTCGCGGCGAGCGGCAGCAACGGGATTACGGTCAGCGGCAGTCCCATCACGACGGCTGGGACGCTAGCGCTCGGACTGGGGAACATCACGCCGACCTCGGTCGCTGCGACCGGGACGGTGACCGGCTCGAATCTGTCCGGCACGAACACGGGTGACCAGACGATTACGCTCACTGGAGACGTGACTGGGACCGGGACGGGCTCATTCAGTACGACAATCTCGAGCGGCGCCGTGACGAACTCGAAGCTTGCGTCGATGGCGGCGCACACGCTCAAGGGGAACAACACCGGCAGCAGCGCGGCGCCGACGGATCTGACGAGCACGCAGGTCACGGCTGAGCTGGATGTCTTCACCTCGACGCTGAAGGGCCTGACGCCGGCCAGTGGCGGTGGCACGACGAACTTCCTGCGCGCCGACGGAACCTGGACCTCGCCGGGCGGTGGCGTCACCTCATTCAACACGCGAACGGGTGCCGTGACGCTGACATCCGGCGATGTGACGACGGCGCTTGGATTCACGCCAATCTCAGGACCGGCCGGCTCGGACACGCAGCTTCAGTTCAACAATGCTGGCTCATTTGGCGCCTCGAGCGAGCTCACGTGGAGCGCTCGAACGCTGACGGTGAGTGACTACACGCACACGTCGGCGCTGAACCTGAGTGGGAACACCATTCAGTCCTCGAACGTGAGTCTTGCCCTCATTGCGCAGGATTCGACGCACGGCGTCGGTGGGTCCGGCGTTGCCGTGAATCTCAGCGCCGGCGGTGGCACCGGCGGAACTCCTGGGACTGGCGCAACGCTGACGCTCGGCGCTGGAAACAACTCCGGAACGAGTGGGTCCGCGACGCTGGCCTCCGGCGGCGGCTACATCAGTCTGGACGGCACTGGCTCAATGAGCCTAATCATCAGCGGCCTGTTCGTCGGCGGCTCGCTCGGATCCTACGGACAGGTGCTGACGGCGCAGGGCTCTGGAGCACCACATTGGGTGACGCCAACCTCATACGTGTCCTCGGTTGACATCAGCGGCAGCAACGGCATCGGCGTCAGCGGAGGTCCAATCACCTCGGGCGGCACGATTGCGCTCTCGCTCGGAGCCATCACGCCGACCTCGGTTGCGGCAACCGGCTCCGTCACTGGGTCTAATCTGTCCGGAACGAACACGGGTGACCAGACGATTACATTGACTGGCGATGTCACTGGCTCCGGGACTGGCTCATTCGCGGCGACGCTGGCGAACACGGCCGTCACGCCGGGCAGCTACACGAATGCGAACGTCACGATTGACAGCAAGGGTCGAGTTACGGCCGCGTCCAATGGGACAGCTGGCGGCGTCACCTCGTTCAACACGCGCACCGGCGCGGTGACGCTCACATCCGGAGATGTGACGACGGCATTGGGATTCACGCCGGGCACTGGCTCCGTGACCTCCGTTGCCATCGGCGGAAGCAACGGCATCGGCGTCAGCGGATCTCCCATCACGACGAGCGGCACCGTGTCCCTCTCGTTGGGAGCCATCACGCCGTCCTCAGTTGCCGCGACTGGGACGGTGACCGGTTCGAATCTCTCTGGAACGAACACGGGTGACCAGACGATTACATTGACTGGCGATGTCACCGGATCCGGGACGGGCTCGTTCGCCGCAACCGTCGCCGCTGCCGCCATTACGAATGCCAAGTTGGCGGCGATGGCGAACAATACGGTCAAGGGCAACGTCTCTGGTTCGAGCGCATCGCCGAGTGACCTCACGCAGGCGCAGCTCACCGCATTGATCAACGCATTCACCTCATCGCTCAGTGGGGCCGTGCCGGCCAGCGGTGGTGGCACGACGACCTTCCTTCGCGCCGACGGAACCTGGGCTGCCGCCGGTGGGTCCGGTGGTCTTGATCTTGTCTCTTACACCTTCGCAGGAGGCCTCTAAATGGCTGTTACCGCTACCCCCGCATTTCCGCAGACTCCACTTCTGGCCGCCGCTGCGCTCCTGAGCACAACCGGCGCCTTCACCTTTGCTGCAGCGAGCAATGTTACCACCAACCTGGTATCACTCGTTGCTGGTGGCACGAATGGCGTCCTGGTTGAGGCGCTCACCGTGTCCTCTTCAGATACAGCTGGTCGTGATTTGGTGCTCATCCTCAACAATGGGACCTACAACTTTCCATTGATGACGACAACTATTCCTGCCAACTCAGGCTTCAATGCCTCGACGCAGCCAATTGATCTACTTCGCATGGTGTACACGCCAGGCTTGCCGGTGGATACCTCTGGCAATCGATACATCTACGTCCCGGCTGGCAGCACTCTCTACGTTGGGACTCTGACAGCAGTCACCGCCGCGAAGCAGGTCAGCATTGTCGCCGTCGGCGCCACCTTCTAATAGGAGCACCTGATGCCACTTGGAAAACTCGCGCCAAAGGCGCCTGTCAAGCCTAATGCCGCGCAGCTGATTGTCTCCAGTCAGTTCGGCGGACAGGCTGGCTTCTCTGGTGATGGGAGCACGATTCAACCACCAGCAGTGATCAAGATTGGTGCTACTCCATCGATTGCTATTGGTGGTGGAGCCACTGCAGCAGGCGCGGGTAGCATTGCAATTGGCGCGGGTGCACCGGCAGCAGGTGCAGGCTCGACGCTTCGTCTTGCGACGGCATTTGCTGGTGACCCAACACTTGCATCCAACTGTATTGCGATTGGAGTAGGTGCTAAGGCGGGAGCACAAGCATTTCAAAATCTAGGTTACTCTGGCTCTAATAGCATTGCAATTGGCGTAGGCGCTACAACATCAGGCACGAGTGGTATTGCGCTTGGCACAAATGCGTCTATCTCTGGAAACTCTTCAAACGCCATTTCGATTGGAAATGCCGCAGTCAATACTACCACAAGTGGCATTGCCATTGGCGTTACGGCAAACTCTGCAGGTGGCATCGCTATTGGAAACGCGGCAAACTCTGCCGGCGGCATCGCTATTGGTGGTAGTACCACCTCAGCGGGTAACTCGGTTGTCATTGACGCGACAGGCACCGGGACAAATCTCAGCAATGCACAGCGCGCAATCGCTATCAATGTGGCGGCAGGCAGCGCGGCAACTTGGCCAGTAGCAGGGTTTGGGACAGTCGGCATTGGAGCCGCAGCGCTGCCAGAAGGTCCAGGACAGTTTTGTTTCGGCAACGGCAGTTTTGCGAGCACTCCACTTGGCACAGCGATTGCTGGATTTTACATTCTAAGAATGTCAACGACAACGGCAACCGTCACGGAGTTTGGGTTGGCGGATGCCTTTGGTCAGTTGTCATCAGCAACGCCAACTGGCAAAATTGCGCTAAGCGACAACAGCACCTACATCTTCGATGCAGACATCGTTGCTCGGAAGTCCTCGACGGGCACGGACTACTCTGCCTGGAATCTGAAGTTCTGCATCAACAGAGAAGCAGGCGCAGCCACCACCGCCCTCGTGGGCACAGTGACGAAGACTCTCATCGGTCAGACGGCCGGCGCCGCGACCTGGGACGTAAATGTCACCGCAGATACCACCAACGGCAGACCGAACATCTCTGTCACCGGCCAGGCAGGCACTACGATTCGTTGGGTGGCGAACTGCAGAATGACGAAAGTGAGCGGCTAAAATGGCTCTGAACACCAACCAACTGACCGAGATCATCACGCCTGCAAGTGGCACGATGGGCGTCAATGGAATGCTGGACCTGCCGAAGACCTCCGGCTACGGTATCAAGGTCGACAATGCCAGTCCGACCTTCCCGTGGCGCGACATCATCGGGGACCTGAACGCGCGAACCTCTGGCACCACGGCGCCGCCATTCAATACGTTCATCGGGAATCTGGGCGCGTATCAGTTCAACTCGTTGGGCACGCCTGGAACGGCGCGAACGGCGTACATGGTGTATCACATGCCGCACGACTGGGCGCCGGGCACGGATCTGTTCTGGCATGTGCACTGGGCGCACAACTCAGCATCAGTGGCGAGCGGCGCCGTCACGTGGGCTTACGAGGCGTCCTACGCCAAGGGCTTCAATCAGGCGCCGTTCGGCACGCCAGTGACCGGCACAATCGTGCAGACCGCCTCGACCGTGCAGTATCAGCACATGATTGCCGAGGCGCAAATCAGCGTTGCCGGCGGCAGTGGCTCGCAGCTGAACACCACGAACCTCGAGGTCGATGGCATCATCATTCTGGCCTTCAGCCTCTCTGCGAACACGCTGAGCGCGGCAACGGACCCATTCGTCTTCACTGCTGACCTGCACTACCAGAGCTCGAACATCGGAACCAAGCAAAAGGCGCCGAACTTCTACGTCTAACCAAGAGGACATCAAAAAATGGCACTTCTTCGCACCTTCACCAAGTTCGGCTACACGTTCCCGGCGGCGTACTCACGAGTTGCCTCCTACGACGGGAACAAGGTCAGCACCTCCTTCGTGGTTGACACGTACACCTGCGCCGCGGCGCGCGAGACTGGCGAAGCCCCGATTTACTCGCAGGACTTTCAGGCGACGTACGCGGCTGACCTGCTTCCGTCCCTGTACGCCTTCGTGAAGCAGCAGCCGGACTTCGTTGACGCCGTGGATGCCTAAAATGGACAGCCCACGTCGTCGCCTGACGGACCTCGAGGACGCGCCCGTTCGAATGGCGGCGCTCGAGATTACGGTGAAGCACGCGAAGGAGGCGATTGACGACCTCAGCAAGGACCTCAAGGAGCACGTCGCCGAGGAGCATCAGAACCTGAAGGCCATCACGTCCAGCATTCAGCGCTTGGCATTCACGAGCGAGTCTCATCAGACAACGCTGACGAGCATCGCCGGGACGCTGCAGGATCTGGCTGCTCAGGGCGCGCGCATCACCTCGCTCGAGGAGTACCGCGTGCGCACCGAGAAGCTCGACGAGAAGCAGGACAAGCTGCTGACCGAGCTCGCCGTGCAGCAGGAGCAGACCTCGGAATCCGTCGGCCGCCTGTACTGGGTCGCGGGATTGGTCGCAACCGCCGTCAGCGGTCTGTGGGCCGTGGCGACGCGCTTCAAGCTGTTCTAAAGAGATGGTGAGCCGGCGACGCTTGGACCGGCTCAATGGACGATTCGTCGTTACCCCTCAGGATGGGCGCTGGCGATTGATACCTGAGGACACCAGCACACGTAGGTCTTGAACCCCGCTTGTTCCCGCCACATCGTCCAGATGGGAATGTCAATCGTCCTCAGTAGAACCTGTACTCGCCGCGCTTCAGACCGCGCTCCTTGGCGACCTTCTTCAGCAGCGCGACGCGCTTCTTGCGATACTCCTGGTAGAAGAACCAGTCCGGATGCTCGCGCTGATGCCGCTCTCGCGCGCCGCGATTCACCGGATGCGCGCAGTTCAGCTCTGGATTCGGAAAGCCCTGCTCGCGCCGAACGGCGACGGTAATCTCGTGCACCTGCGCGTGCGTCAGCGTGAGCAGCTCCGGCAGACAGCCACGAGCGCGGCGTGATTCGCGCTTGTTCTTCCGACCGGATGCGGAGTCCTCGGTGCCGATGGGCTTCCCAATGCGACCGGTCGAGCGATTCAGCAGCGAGCCCTTGAACGCGCGATGTAGCTCCTTGGCGCACTCGTCCAGGCGCTCGCTGGCCTCATCCGAATCCAGAATCGTCAGCAGTGGGCGCCGGTCGGCATTCAGCTCCTCGAGGACCCAGCGAACGAGACGCGAGCGCTGCAGGCCGTGACGCTCGCGGTACTTCGCGTTGTTGATCAGGTCCGTCAGGCGCCGAGACGCTGACAGGCCGGTCACGCCAACGTACTTCATCTCCTTCGGATACGAACTACTTGACAGCGCGTACAGAATGTACATTCAGCAGCTCCTGTGAAACGTAGACGCCGGGCGCGATCTGTACCAGCGGCGGCAGAACTGGCTCCGGCAGCGGCGCCTGCACCTCCTGAATCGCGGCGTCCAGCGCGGCGCGCTCGGCCGAGAGGCACTCCTTGAGACACACGTTCAGGTACTCCTCGGGAGCCAGATGGAACATGTCCTTGCTGAACTCGGCCGCCTCGTATTGACTGCACTCGCGAACGAAGCACGCGGCAATCGGATACAGGGACTTCCGAGCGCCGGGCACCGCGATGAAGTTGTACGTGGCCGGCGGCAGGTCCTTGTACGAGACGAACTTCCAGTACTTCGGCTGAAAGCGCATCGGAATCTGCGCGTTCGGCAGGACGAACGTGCCGTCCTCGCGAATCGTAATCGTGAAGGACCGAATGTCCAGGCCGAACATTCGAAGGAACTTCAGGCCCTCGTCGGTGGCTGGAACGGGTGCGGACTTCAGCAGCTCAAGCTCCATTGTAAATACTCCCGTTGTTTAGACAAGAGTATTTACACCGACGTCAAGTTCAATGGCGCCTTATTTCGAACTGATCTCGGCGCTATTTTTAGGACGAGAGCCCCAGCGGCGCTCCATCGCCGCACGACCGGCCGCGCCGCACTTCAGGGCCTTGGCATCCATCTGGGCCTGCAGCTCCGCGACGAGCTCATCACGCAGGGCCTTCGTGGTCGCTCCTTGAATGCGCTGAATCAGAACGGATGGCTTCATGATTGCGCCTCCCGACTGACGCGCGTCAATCGCAGCTCCCAGATGGAGTCCCCGTCGATGAACATCACCTTGGCCCCAGGAACGAAGCGATACGCGTTCCAGACCTCGCGTGGGATCGCGACGCACTCGCTGCCGAGGAGCATCTTCTGCAGGGATTCGAGCTGCTGCAGCAGCTTCTCGTGGGTTGGGATTGGATTCATAGCGAAGTGTCCTCGTCGGTTGAAGAGAGGTCCATCATAACACGCCCTATGGGAGGCGAACAACCTGATTCGAGGTTCAGATCATGCCTCGAGACTTGGCCCACGCTCGAACTCGCGCCTCATTCGTCCAGAAGTCATTCGTCGGGTCCAGGCGGCGCTTCTTCTCCATCAATGCGGCGAGCGCATCATTGGACATCGGCGCGAACTGCGACAGGTTCCTGAAGTGCATCCACTCCTTGCTGCCATCACGGCGCCACTTGTCTTGGTTCGGCGAGATTACCGCGCCAGGGATGCCGATGCCGTGAGCAAGGAACGGACGAACTGGCGTCGTGCCCTGCTTCAGCAGCTCAACGGCGATGAGCAGCCTATTGGCTTTAGCTTCTGGCGCGCTGTTCCATTCATTGTTCTTGTAGGTCGTCTCGTTCAGCTCGTCAATGTGAAGCCGCTCCAGTCGAAGCATCTCCTCGAGCTCGGCAAGATCGCTGCGCGTGTAGAGGTCGTTGTTGAAGTCGAAGTTCAGGTTCGGGTTCATGCGTGTTCCTCGGCATCTTCAATTGTCTTCGTACTTCTGGCGTTGTTGTAGATCATTGCTGAGCTGTAATGGTCGTCGCGACCCATCCACTGCTCGACGGCATCTTGGTCCTGCCAGAAAAGCACCGACTGAGCGGACTTCGACTGCCGGCGACCTTGAGGCGAGACGAGCGCACGATTGAACAATGGCAAGTCTTCTGGTGGCACATACTTCCGAAGATCAGCGAGAATTCGCAGGACATTGGTTGAGACGCGGTGTTCGTTCTTCGCGGTCTTCAGCTTCTTTGCCATCAGCTCTTGAGTTGTCATCATTTTCTCCGTCAGTAATAGGTTGCGTTGTATTGCTCGAGCTCCTCAACCGTTCGCCTGAGAACGGCGGCTCGAGCCAGTCGCCAGCTCTCACGTCGATTCAGCATCAGTGCCGAGCGAGCTGAGTGCTCCATCCAGCCCTCAAGAGGACCAGCGTGCTCGAGGCGCTGAACGCCGTGCGCCTCAAGATAGTGCAGCAGCGAGCGGCAGGTTCGCTCCTGCGTCAGATCCTCGCTCCACTCGGCGAACCTCAGCATTGCATTGCGATTGCTGACCCACTTGGACTTGAAGCCGGTTCTTGACCTCTTCGAGAAGCCGCCGCGCTTCAACAACTTGAAGAGATGCACGAAGACCTGTGAGGCGGCGAGGCCGTACTCATCTCGAATCTCACGTGCCGTCACCTGCATCGGCGCATCATCGAACCCAGTCTGTGCGGCGATGATGCGGCACTGCATTGGGATGATGATTCTGAATAGAAATCTATTGAACCGAGTGAGCTCGCCGAACGAGCGAATCTCTCCGGTCTCCTGGTCGATGTCATCAAGAAGGTTCTTCGTTCGGCGCATTGCGTCTCCGGTGATGTTGAACAATAATACTTCTATGTATCGACTCCAGGCAGGCACGAATCAGGTTCGCGTTAGACAAAAATGTACTAAGGGCTGGCATTCAAGTCTCAAAATTGGAATTAGACTGGCCAGTCTATTTGGCAGAGATAATAAAGAGAGCTAGAGCTTCTGCCAAATAGCGCGTCATCTACCTCTTGCTAGGACCTCCATTGGAGCGGGGGCCCCATCGAACTCATCTGCAATCCGTCTGGCTGCGCCATCCGTCTAGCAGATGAGTTCGATGCCATCCCCGCTGGTCGAAGGGAATCGAGCACTCCCTCTCGAGAACACTGCGTCCCTCCGGGGGCGCCGGTATTCGTCTTCTGCCGCTCAGGCGGCGGCTGTTGGCGCAGGCCTTAACTCGTCCTCTCGTCTCAGGGACTTCGAGCTGGCTTCGCTTCGCTTCGCCAGTCAATGTAATCGACGAGAGGACTTCGCTCACCTCAGTGGCCGGCTTCGCTCCGCTGCGCCGCCCCCTTCGGTTCGCTCAGTCCTCTCGTCGATGTCACTCGCCTTCGAGGTGAATTCCTTATTCAGCAACTAGTGCTACAATTCGCGCTGAGCTGTGGATCTCACCCGATGACACCTCCCACCGGGTCGCTCGCCGACTCGTGTGGGAGCAATCAGAGACGGACCTCTCTGGCTGATGCACCCGTCCGAAAAGTTCGCACCAGGCGCATCCGTTCCGCTCAGCAGGCGAGCGCAGCCCATTGAGTTCCGCCGCGCCTGAGAGCGCCCTGCTCAGTCCGTCCCGGGCGAGTCAGCCGGGATTCTAGGTTCGGGACCGAATCCTCATCTCCCGGCGGCCGTAAATAGCAGCAATGGACTTCACCGTCATCACCTGCCTGGTCGGACACTTCATTCGGACGCCGACGGAGCTTCTGTACCTATCCGATTCGAAGGCGTCCTTCAAGAAGGAGGTCAAGATGCTGTCACCGACCGATCGTCGCCGCGCGAAGCCAGCGACCTTCGTGATTCGCCGGCGCGCGATTCTGGTCCCCGGAGAGCCCGGCCTGATTCCACGGTTCGAGCCGGCCGCGAGTCAGCACGAGGCGACGCAGCGCCTGGCGAAGTACGAGCGCTTCCTGCCGCACACTCGCCTGGGACGCCTGCACTGCGAATCCGCTCGAATCGCCCTGGTCCTGACGCCGAAGCAGCTCACGCACGCGATGAGCATCCTGCATCCGCCGGAGGACGAATGATCTGCTCAGCCTGCGGCTTCATCGCTGGCTCCAAGGAATGCAACGACGCCTGGGACCGTGACATCGACCGAACCTACCGAGAGGGACCAACTATGAGCAGCATCACCGCCGACGAGCTTCAACTTCAACTTGAGAGCCTGCGCGACGAGCTTCTGTATGACCAGAAGAACGATGACCTCAGCGGCCGGCGCACCTACGCGCGCGCCTGGGTCACCAGCACCGGCGCTCTGGTTCAGCTTCAAGCGAGCATTCGAGCGCTCGATGAACCTACACCGAAGGAACTATGAACCAGCGTGACATTCTGCTCTCCCGCAAGGAGGCGCTGCTGGACGACATCATCAGTGCGAAGAACCGCCAGGATGAGCTCCGCGCCCTCATCGTGGAGATGCAGACCTTCATCGGCGAGAAGCGCGAGCTGCTTCAGAAGACCCTGCGAGAGCTGAAGGAGCTCGATGAGACAACTCAAGGCATCTGAGATCAAGCAGTTCAGGCTGGACCTGCTCGAGCGGCAAGGCGGCGTCAGTGCCCTCTCAGGACTTCCAATCGCCGCTGGCTGTGAAGTTCTTGATCATTGTCATCGGTCAGGCGTCATCAGAGGCGTCATCAGCCGCGCCGAGAATAGCGTATTAGGTCGAGTAGAAAACGGCCGCCGCTATGGCAAGGACTTCAACATCCTTGCCTTTGCGGAAGGCCTCCATCAGTACCTGGTCGCTGAGCGCGCTCAGGTCCTGCATCCGACTCATCTCAGGCGCTGCAGAAGGCGCTCGAAGAAGGCGAAGTAACTCCGAGCGATGCGCTCGCTCTCCTCGGCGAACTCATCTTGACTCAACGCATCCCTTGCCTCCTGCAGCCGAGCGACAATCTCTTCGGTGACATCGCCGCAGAGATCCCCTGGAAGGACGTGGCGCTCATCGCAGATCCGGTCGAACTCGTGACGCTCTCGCGTCGTCAATCGTCCCGCAAGATACTGCTCCTCGTACCAGGCAAGTCTTGACTCGCCGAAGTCAGGCAATGCTCCAAGATGATTGAGAATCATGATGCGTCTCCCTCTTGATTCCACCGACGAAGAAGAACACTTAGCGGAATGGCGTTTCTTGGCTTGTCCACCTGAGCCTCAATCTCCTTGATGAATTGCAGTCGAAGCTTGTTGAACTCCTGAGCGATTCGCTGACGCTGCGCAGCGTACTCGTGAACCGGATAGAAGCCAACGATTCCGTGCAGCGCCTCGCTCTCCTGTGTGGCAATCTCAAGGCAGAGCGCGCCGCGCTTGACCTGGAAGCTATCGCAGATGAGCTCGTATCGCCTGAGCTCGCCGGCAGTGAGCGCCTTATGAAAATACTGCAGCTCGAGCCAGTGGAACCAGCTCTCGGCGAACCCCTCGCTCGTCTTGAGCAGATTGTCGATTGTTGTCATAATGTCTCCACAAGAGGCGGGTGAGTTTCACCCGCCGTTGCATCAGGCCTTGCTCATCAGTGCGTAGAACGGCGCGGCATACCTGGTGATGCCACCGGCTCCGCCGAGCTTCGTGAATCGCGTCGCTTGACTCTGAACAACGAACGCACGAGCCACCGCGCCGTATCGAGCAACAAGGCACTGAATCAGCACTCGCTCCGAGATGTCCGGCTCAGCATTCAGGATCTTGACGGCTCCAATCATCATCCCGGTGAGCATCGTCTTGAACATCGCGCCAGCGCCACCTCGAACCCACTTGGGCCACTCGGCGTCGCTGAAGATGAGGTCATCGGTGCACGCGGCAAGCGCGCGCGTGGACCCACGAAGCAGCATGTACAGCTCGTCGTAGTCCTGCCGAAGCACATTACTCTCGGTAATCTTGACCTCCCTCAGCGCCACCTTGATTCCGGCCTCGATGGCGCTGAGATCCAGGCCATCCTCGGTCGTGTACGAGAACTTCGTCCGACCGAGGAGCGGAGAGCTCTTGTCCGTGGCAAGCCTTACGGCCAGGTTCGAGAGAACGTGGCGTCCCTCGATGCCGGTTGTGCTGACCGTGTAGAAGCGCGACCGGAGACTCACGCCGAAGTTCGGCTCGAGGCGAGCGCGCTTCCCATTCAGAATCTCCATCAGTCGAATCTCATCTGCCGCCGAGGGATTCAGATAGAACTGCACGTATACCAGCAAGTTCGCCCAGCTCGAATCCGTGCGAATCAGCTCATCGAGCGACCAGAACCGACCGGCGCCGTCCTTGATGCTTACATACGTGTGCGAGTCCCGCAGCAGCTCAGTGAGGTTCACGAGCTCGCCGAGCCTGAAGGCCCTCTTGGTGTTCTGAATGACAATGTGGAAGTTCTCGGTGATGAGCTCACCGCCGCCCTTCATCATCGCCGTCAACTCAAGAAGATCCTTCTTGAGCTTGTTCTTCCGAGTTGTGCTCGTATCGCGCTGAACCTTGCCGTCCTCTGGGTCCTCTGACGTCAGCACGTCCACCTTCGCTCGATTCACCAGCAAGCTCATCGGGATTCGGCATCCAACGAGCTTCAGGCCGAATTGGGACGCCACAACTTCCGCCTTGATGGCGCCGTTACTCTTGATCATAGTGCATTTCCTCAGGGGTGAGTTACGCTCACGACACGGATGGGTGACAGGTTCATCAGCACCTTCGTCTGCTGGGTCATCTCACTGAGATGACCACTGAGACGTTCGAATCAGTGAGAGCATCTTATACCAGGCCGGCAACCGTCGAGTGCGCTATTCCTAGGTCTAAGGTGACTTAACTAACCTACATCGGGCGACCCATGCAAGCCTTGTAGACGATTGCCTCGGCCTGCTTCGGCGTGCGCGATGGCACCTCAGTGAGGTCCTCGATGGTCACGGCGGCGATGGAGACCATCATTCGCGCCGCCGATTCGTCCTCCGTGAAGGCGACGATGGATTCGTTGATCTCGGTCATCGTCTTGCCGGCGCGATGCTGCGTCGCGATGTTCCTCACGAAGGTTCCCATCGTCACGCAGAACGAGTGCTTCTGCTTCATTGACAGGTCATTGAAGGACTGCGCGTGCGCGGCGCACGAGAGACCAATGAGGGCAGTGGCAAGAACTCTCTTCATGTTGAATCTCCAGTTAGGTGCTTGTTGAACTTCAGACGCGCTCGGCAAGCACGAGGCAGTGCCGAGGAGTGCTGAAGCCGATGAGACGGCAGGACAGACCGTTCAGACAGCTCTGGTAGTGCTCCTGTACTCGGTCGAAGGTGCAGTACGTGCTCAGAACGATGGAGTTCGGCGTCATCGTCACCTTGAGTCCGCCTCCGTGAAGGAGCTTGTTCGCGAGCGCCTCATCCTTGGCGCCGAGCTGCTTCGTAACCGGATCCCAGGGCACCTCGGCGATGAAGAAGCCAGCCTCGAACTCGTCGAAGCCCAGGCTCTTGAAGTCCTCGGCATTCAGCGCCGTGCTGCCGATGTCGTCAGCGCTGATTCGCCGCATCTTGGCGAGCTCGCCGGTCACCGTGAAGACGTTCGAGGTGAGCGTCGTCGAACCACAGCTCATGATTGACGGCTGAAAGGCCGGCTTCGCCTTGGGAGTCGCCTTGGCAGCCTCAGCACGAGCCTGTTGACGAGCGCTGCGAGCGGCAGCCTTGGCGGCTTCGCGAAGTTGTCCTGGTGTCATAGCTTGGTATCCTTCGGTTGATTACTTGTCCAGCTTGACGAAGCGTTCGCCAGCCTCATCAATCGTGAGCGTCAAGGACTTGGCGCCAGTGGCCGTCAGCATGCTGCAGACTCCCTTGAGGCAGAACGAGGCCGGGAGGCCAGCCTGAGTTGCCGCCTTACGAAACGTCTTGTCCGTGAGGTTCTCGGCGATGAGCTTCTGCCTCGGCGTGATGATGATCAGATCCATGGCTTGGTTCTCCAGTTGATGAATCCATTATAACATACCTTACCAGGATGTACACTGAAGAAGCGTAACAACAGCGGCACTTGTTACAGAATGCCAATCCGCTTCGCATAGGCTCGAATCGCCTTCGTGGAGACGCCGTACTTCTGAGCACTTCGACGAAGCGAAGGCCGTCCCTTCACGAGCACTGGATTGTTGATGCACTCCAGAAACAGATGCTCCTGCGCAGCCCGATGAGCCTCGTGGCGATTCTTGGCTGCGGCGCTAACCGCGGCACGAGTCTTCTCGGTGGTGCCAGCGGCACGACGGCCATCAGCCAGCTTCACCTTGTCCTCCTCGGTTAGCCTCCGACGGCCAGTCAGAGCGGCGGCAATGCCTGCTCTGTGCACCGCTGAGTTCAGAGTCTCATCGTCCTTGATGGAGTCCAGAATCTCTTGAAGATTGAACACCTTGCGCTCCTTAGTTCAGGTACATGTCCCAGTCGGAGAGGTACTCAGTCTTGTTGTTCACCATCATCGCGGCAAGCTCCTTGACGGCCCGCATCGAGGTGGCAGGCAGGTTGTCCCAGTTGTCATACATCCAGACGAGGAGTTCCGTCTTCTTGGCGGCACTGAGCTTGTACACATCGGTGCTCATCGCCACCGAAGCAACCCAACCCCACTGCTCGTTGCGCTTCAGGTCGAAGGCCTTGTAGGAGACACGGTCCCGAATCGCGGCACTGTGCATCTTCTTGGCGGTGTTCAGATCTTCAGAGGGAGCGGTGAGCTGACGATTCGAGGTGATGATGAACCGAACATTGGTTGTCGGGATTTCGAGGCCGACGGAGCCAGAGGTTTGAAATGAGGACAGAGCCATCCCGATGAACTGATCCGAAGAGGACTCAGACTTCAGGTAGTTGTTGATCAGCATCGTGAGATTCTTGTTGTACGACACGATGTTGCGTTCTTCGTCCAAGGCACCCTTCATGACGTTCAGAGCTTCGGCATCCATGAACAGCGAGTCACAGTCGTCAATCCAGATGGTAAGGCCGTTCGGGCAGCACAGATGTCCTTGTTGGTGCGCATAAACAGCCGTGGCAAGCTTGATCACGAAGGCGTTCAGCGAAGAGGCACCTTGGATCTTGATGAGCGGCACCTTGGCGGCATCAGCAATGGACTGCACCGTGTACGTCTTGCCAGCACCCGGAGGGCTGAAGATGTACGTGTGGCGCTTGGACTCAACCTCTTGATTGGACAAACCGAGACTGTGCTTCACCATCGCCTGAAGCTTCGCGGTGTTGCGCTCACCTTGCTTGATGAACTTTTGCTGTTCGTGACTGAAGCTAGACATTTGGATCTCCGGTTGGTACAAGAGCTATACTACCACGCCCTTGCTCCTTGTACATCGGTAAAGCGTAACGCATCAGACGCTTGTAACGCTATCCCGGACAGCACTCAGATGATCCATGAGCCACTTCGATGGTGACAGACCGTGCTTTTGAATAGTCAAAGTCGGCGAGATTTTGCCGCCGTTGCGGCCCTTTGGAGAGCCGTACACGTAGTCCGTGCCAATCTTGGCTAGGATGGCTTCACGCCTCGGCTGAACTGTTCTCTCATACGAGGTGCGCTGTTTTTCGAGAGATTCAGCCGTGAAAACTTGGCTTGCGCGGGCCATCTTGATCTTCAGGCGAGTCTCTGGAGTTTGAACTTTTACACCTTTTGTGGCCTTGGAGACATTCGCGTAGTGCGAGGCCTTGTTGACGGCCTTGTCGTCCACCTCGATGGAGGCAAGGAGAGCATTCAGATCAAGGGCGGGCATAGAACCTCCGTGTCGATGAAAGGTATCTTAACACGACAGGCCAGGATGTACATACCCAAGGTTGTAACATCCTGGCGAGTTGTATCATATGGCT